GAATCAGCAAGACCAGTTCCAATTGGAGAGTCGCCAAATAAGAAAGCTCTTTCCTTTTGAATCTTATGTTCTTGTGATTTCTGTAAACGTAGTCTAGCTAACTCAGAAGACTCACCACGAAGTGCTGCTGCCTCAAGGGTACCAGTAATTTGTAGTGGAGTTTTAAATATCTGAGTAGTGTTATAAACAACCTTGAGTTCATCTGCCCATGAATCAGGAGCTTCTGTTCCTTCACCATGTGCATTACCTACTACAATAAATACATCATTGTCAGCTGCGTCTAAAGCTGCTGCGCCAATGTTTTTGTATTTAATTTCAGTTGTAGAAGATGCTACTGTAATAAGAGCATGTCCTCTTAATGTTGTTTTTGTTGAGTCCCAAACTTCGCACTCAAGACCTACCCAAGATCCATCAACTGTACTGGATATTCCTGTAATACCATCTACAGCTACTGCAGAACCTAGTTCTGCTTTAGAAGCTACAGAAGCAGGATTAGCTGCCAATGAAAACTCTTGCTTGTTCCATGGGTTACGATGTTCGAACATTTTAAAAGTGGGATCATTAGGTGTTCTCTGTTCCTGATTAGCCACAACCGTTGTAAACGGGGTTACATCAGTCCAAAGTTCTTTTACGACTTGTGGGCTGATGTAAAAATCTCGCCGATCAGTATATAAGACACCTGAGCCACTTAGGTTTTTACCTGTTGCCATTTTACTATTTCCTTAGTTTGCTCTGTTGTAATAAGGCTGCATTAAACATATCTTGCTCATTCATAGGAGCTGGTGTTGTTCCTTTCTCCACAGATGGAGTTCTAGGTACAGACAAAGCTTGTTGTGTTTGAGCATATTGTTGTTTCTTCTGTTCAGCGCTTATTTGATTTGGTGTTGGAGCATTCTGTATATCAAATAGTTTAGCTAATACATCAAGAGTAACGTTATTAGGATTTGTAGCCCAGCCAATAAAATCAGCTGCCTTCATATCATCCCATCCATAAGAACTTTTTACAGAGTTATATGCATCATTCATCATTGACTTTTCCTGTTGCCTAGCCATCATTTGTTCTTGCTGTGCAACACGTGCATACTCTATGTTCTTAAGATAGTCATATCGTTGATCTTGATATTGTTCTTTAGCCATTCTATATCTAAAAGAATCGCTCTCTGGATCGTTATAGGCATCTACTTCACTGTAGTTCATCGGTCTTTCTGGTGGCGTTGGCTCCTTCAACGAATCATCCTGTGGCTGCGGTTGGGTTTCGTTGGAGACTGGAGCTTGCTGCATGGAACTAACTGCTTTCTTGTATAATTCAAGTTCAGCTGCCATACCTTGTGCTTCATTCTTAGCCTTATCAGCCTGTGATTGCCAATATGCCATTCTATTCGGATCCTCTTTTGCAGATACATCTTGTTCAGCAACCGAGCTGCCCTGCTCAGTTTGAACTTCTTGTGGAGTTTCCCCCATAGGTGCTTGGGTAATTGAAGGTTCGAGAGGTAAGGTATCTGCTACTGGCTCTGGTGCAGGTGTATCAAATACATCTACCCCTTGACCTTGACTTACTTCTTGAACTTCAGCATTACTTTGTGTTTCCATTATTCCTCCAATGGTATTATTTCATCGTTTGTAGCTTCTTGCTCAGCAACGACATTTTTTATTTTCTTAAGCTCATCATCTGACCTAGCGCTGTATAGCTTAGATGCCATATCGGCTCTATTAGCTGATTGCTCTAGGTCTGTTTTGAACTTTTCGATTTCAACTCGCTGACGTGCATGAACGAGTTCACGTCTTGCAGTCTGCAAGTCTCCTTGTAAGTCTTTAATTGTAGTATTTTGTGATTGTACTTGATTCATGAGTTTGCTCATCTTTGAAGATCTATTCATAACATCTTCTACATTTGCTATCTCTGTTTGTTTAAGTACTTCAATCTGATCTATAATTCCAGACTTGTACAATTCCATATAGTACTCAAAACGAGCATATCTATTAGATGGAAGTGTTGAGCCAGAAACTACTATTACATCATATTTTCCAACTGTTACATCGTTTAACTTACCTAAGAACTCACCACTAATTTGGTCGTATACAGGTTCGTTTATTGTTACTTCTTTTGGTTTATGATTTGGTTGTAGTAGCCTCATGACTTTCATCGTTGTGTAGGTATATTGAATAAACTGCACAACAATTTTTGCAACTTGATTGACACATTCTTCTATGTCATCACGTTTTGACTTAATTCTTCTTTGTCCGTACTCATCAATTGCAAGAGTACCTTTATATGTTTGGGGGGTAGCAGAAGGATCCCCTTGCATCATTGCATATATACCTAGTATACGCTCAATGTCTGCTTTTGCATCTGCTTCATTTTTATATAATTCATTAGGCAATGGTATTGGTCCAGCTACAATAGGTGTACCTAGTTCTGGATCAAACTCAATAACAGCTGTTCCAGCTCGCGCCCATTCTTCCTCCAACTGTTTTTTATTCATAGAACCACGAGGAATAAGGAGCTTGACATTAGTAGAGGAGGAAGCATGAGCTACGATTAAGGAGCGTATTTTATTAATGTAAGACTGAAGTCCTTTTACAAGTCTTACATCACTAGTAGGATATGGATTTCTATTGTGACCATTCATCATAGTTACAATAGGATAATCCTCTAAAGGCAGTACATTTATAAACAATAACTGCCCACCTACGCTAACTGTTTGTTTGATTCTTTTTAGTTCTATCTCATTGTATAGAATATTGCCTGTTTCTATTAAATCTCCAAAAGTAACACGAGTAAGTATAGTTGTGCTGCCTTCTAAACCAGCTTCATTTTCCTCACCTTGCATCATAACTTGTTCTTGTGTCATTGGATTAATTGCTAAGTGGAATACATTTCCAAATTCTTTTTCAATGCTTTCGTATTTTACTACTTCATTATCATCTGTAATAATACGTTCATTGTCTTGATTAAATACTTTATAAGCAGGTTTAGCTGCATAGTCCTCATAGTCTTGAGGTTCTAGTATCTTCTCATCGTTAAGATAGGGATCGAATACTCTAAAGTGTGGAACCGTTATCTTTTCATATCTATCTATTAATTCTAATTCTCTGTCATCTCCAGAATTGATTCGCTGGGCATCTATATCTTCTTTACTAACAATCTGGCTTTCAAGCCCTGTTCTGATAGATGCTGTTTGAGGAGCAACAGTTACTTCAGTAGCAGTACGGATTGTTTCTTCTAAATCTGGATACATAGAGAGTAGATGTTTCTCAGAATAGAGTTTAGATACGATAATCGAAGATGCATCTCTGGAATATGCATCCTGGGATGAAGGATCTATATATACATCAAGTGGATCAATCGCCTTGACAAAGATATCACCTTTACCAAAATCAGCTAACGGGTCATGGTGTACCATAAAGCAACCCATACCTTTGACATAATAATCGTCAATAGCTTGTTTTAGTTCAGTGTTTCCTTTCGAGTTTTCCCATACCCAGCTCATTAAATCAGAAAATATTTGTCCAGTTTCTACATCACTACCTTCTCTACCAGTAGACTGAAAACGTGGAGAGTTAGATGTAAGCATAGCTTTTGCCTGCTCCACAGCAGGATATATAACATTTACAACTAGGGGTTCTTGCGCTCTTTGACGTAATGCATCTATCTGTGATTTAGTCCACTGCGCACCATTACGAAACTCATTATCTTCAGCAGCTTGACTTGCCCATGAATCACGAACTGATGAATAATCTCTTAAAAGATCTTCCGATATTTTGACTTCTGGATGTTTCTCTGCCATAGTATTGATCCATGAAGTTAGACATAACTACACTACAAAAGTTTCAAGTAATTAGCCAATCATCTGATTTTTTTGCACTTTTTCCTTGTATGTGATGATTATTTGTTTTATGCATCTCATGATTTGGAGGGTAATTGTGCTTTGTTGCATAATATAATCCATCTAACAGGTCATCGTGTTTTCCTCTAGGAAACATTAATAGTTCATCTTTAAGCTCAGTCATGTCCTTCTGTATATGCATCTTCTTTTGAGCAAAGAATGGGTGCATAGTTTCAAGTCTGGATGACTTACTCGAACGTGGAGATTCTTTTATTTCAAGACCTGGTATAAATAAACCTTCTTCATCTGCTCTTGTACGCAGGTAATCACGTAACATTTCCTGATATCCTACAGATTCTATCCGTGTTTTAACTGGTTTGTACAATTTAAAGTAGTCTATTATCTTATCTGCAAGATCCATAGGCTTGCATCGTTTGCGAAAGTAAGGCAGTACATATTTATTATTCTTCTCATCGACAGCTACTGACACTATAGTTGAGTAGTCTGCATGTTTTTTGATTGAACTAGCTGGATCTACACCCATGAAGATATTAACAGGCACTGTCTTACCTGACGCAAATTCTATAAATGATTCATTATCTACCCATGTAATGTTACCATCGTATACCTGTAGGTATTCTTCTTTAAACATTTGTTCTTCGTCACCTATTATCTCGCATTGGTATTCACGATAAAACGAAGATACCCTACCAATAGACTCTAATGAACGCTTTTCAGCTTCTAATTTTTCTTTTGACCACATCTCTTTCCATAACGCAGTACCATCATCCTGTAATGCTTTGTACCTACGTGATGTCCACCCATCTGTTTGTGTCAATGTTTCTACCATACAACGTTGATGCTGCGGTGTTCCAATAACTGCAAGCCTCCCTCGTTTAGCATCTAGTGCAGGTACCATAGATTGGAGCAACCATTTTAGATTATATTCCATAGCTTCAGATGTTTTTGTATTTATCATATCCTCTGGATCATCTAAAACAACTAACGTTGGTCTTTGGTTACCATGCTTTAACCCCACAACCTGTTGACCTGTACCTCTACACATAATCATCGTATCATCTTTTAATACAATTTCTGTTCTTGCCCATGTACGTGCAGAATGCTGTCCCCAATAACCATAAACGCTACGTAGCTCTGCACTATATTCTAGTGCATTTTTAATAGTTTGCAATAATCTAACTGCGTGTCCTTCTGTTTTAGAAGACAATACAATAAACTTAGTACCTTTTTCTGTTAATATATGCCATATAGGAAATACACAAGCTACTAATGATGATTTAGCATGACCACGTGGTGCTATGATATTTAACTTATTATTAGAGCGATCTATTAATAATTCTGCTATTTCATGGTGAAAATCAGGAGATGCAGATGAAAACATATTAGGAAAGCATATTTTTCCAAATAGTATAATATCTTTAGCTAGTTTATCTTGTATAGAGGTTACACTCAAAACTGCACTACATATTTCTTTTTTTCGTAGGCTGACATATTTTTAGGACACTTAGGTAGATTTTTAACCTTAGTACCTTCAAAAGCAGTGTTAATAATCCCACAATGCAAATTATCCCTATAAGTTGCAGCAAACCCGCACATTTTATTATTTTTATATATGCAAGGTTTAAACATTAATAACAAGCACTAGGTGGTAATTCATCTTCATCTTGCAGTCTTTTTATAAGATCATTTATATACCACTTAGCTTTTTCTAAATCTTTTATTGTATTACCCTTATGTGGACACCTAACAATGTATTTAATTATATTACCTCTAAACCAATCCATCTGCCATGATGCAATAAAGTCTGTAACCTCAATACCTTTGGTGTAATGGTCTGGGTGGTTTACATCATCACTCATCATTACTCTCCAACTCTTCTGTTTTACGTGATGCTACCATTTTCTTTTCCTCTGTTTCTATTTGATCCATTATCTGATTGGTCATATCTATCTGCAATGTGTCTGTAGTAACCTTCTTATTAGGTTTCATTTCTAACATTTCTACAAAATTCTCAGCTGCACGCAGCATATTGGACACATCTTGCTTTTCTTCTGCAATATCTATTGCTTTTAGTATTGTATCTAGGACAAATCCTTTATCAATACCTTTCTGAGACATTATTTCCTTTAATTTCTCTGATACCATGTCTTTTACTACCTTTTCTTTAAATAATCTTTTAACAGTTGCCTCTGGAGCCTTCTGATCTGGGCGATATACCTTTCCAAGCTCGTTCCAGTTAGGTTTCTGTCCAGTAAGCAGCTGTCCTACGTACGCATCTACTACGTTTTTCGTACGATTCTTGTTTAATTCTCTCTTTTGCCACCTCTGTGGCTTTACCATAGAGTAAATACCTGCCGCTCTATTGGGTTCGTAGAGTAATTTAGAGTTCTTAGACACCCATTGTACACCACAGGTTAACTTTACCTCTATCTTTTTCCTACCATCTCTTACTTCGTACTCTGTACGCTTGATACACTTAGCTACATAGCCATCATCTGTGTAAGCCCAGTCGTGTTCTTTGGCTTCTTTCCAATATACGCAAGGATATGGTGACTCATCCTGCCTGTACACAGGAAACTCACACATCTTACCCATGTATCTACGCTTAATTAATTCCATGTATGTAGGGATTAATATATATACTATTAATAGTAGTTATAATATACATACTAGGTAATACATAACTATATGTATGTATTAAGCTAATCCAGACTCTTTTCATCTTTTGTTAAGTGTTGTCTTATAATTTCTTCTACAATCTTTTGTTCTGCTTGATATGCATCAAAATCATGTAAATACATTTCAAATGCCTTATCTACTTCATCTTCAGTAGTTTCTTGATCTTCAAATTTTCCAGTATTAGGATTGAATACTTCGTATATTACTTTTTTAGGCATATCTAATCTATGTTTAAAATATTATGTTATACAAATTGTATGTGATGAAGTTTCAAAAATTGATCTACATTGTGTGTGGGAGGTATTTACGTTACCTACCCCCGTTGAATTACGGGTTAGGGTTGACGATTAGGTTACGTTTTCAAGTTGGGTTCAATATATCCGATGCAATGCATCTCTATTACCCACCCTGTATGCCAGCTGGCTCTCCCCTAGCCTAAAGGCTAGCCACCGAGCAACAGGGCATATAACCTTCACACCCTGGTATGTATACTAAATCTCTTATGTATAGCATCTTCTAATAACTATAAATCCATACATACAAGAGTTGTGATGAACTATTACTATAGTCTATTCACACCCTTGTATAATCTATTAATAACTAACTCGAAAGGTTAATCTTATGCGAAATAAACTAACATCATTCTTAGCTGATACTTTATATGTAACTGTCGGTGCTACCGTAATCGTAGCTCGTAAAACATCTGACGTTACTAAATCTTGCGTTAAGGAAGGTAAGTCATTCTGTACCGAAGTCAAGGATAAATACAATCGTAATAAAATGGATGATGAGTACCTTAAACATTGTTACGAGAATGACATAACTGTAAACTAACTAGCACTTGTATAGCGTAGCGTGTTCCATATCGTTACGCTGTACACACCCTTTTATGTATTTATTAATCAATTAGGAGTATAACATGAAATTATTTGAACGTATTCTTTATAAAATATATTTACGTACCAGTTGGTCTGGTCCCACCAAACATATCAAACGCTTGGTGTCCAAACTAGCGTGTCCTGGTCGTGCTGATGAACATTTCTGGCACGATGGATGTTGGTACTGTGATTTATGCTCATCTTGTGGTATGTCTATACCTTCGTGTAAATGCAATGATTATCCATATAATATAGAATTTGGTAATGGAAGAACCAAAGAAGAAATGGATAAGATGCATAATCAACACTATAATGAAGACGCATATTGGAAAGGCGTTCGTGATATGGAATTAGGATGTAAAACTTGTTTTAATATCTATGAGTCAGCAATACCTGGTGCTGATACTGTTCCATGTCCTGAATGTAAAAGGCTTCCAAGTCTTGATGCACTTTAATATAACTTAGGCTAACTAGAGCTACTCGCACACTCATTTATGGCTGATGCAAATGGGTAGCTCTTTAATGCCTTCTAAATTTATGTCCATTCACACCCTTTTATAATCTTAAATCAATGAAAGAGAGAAACTAATCTTATGGATTATTTAACACCTGAACTAGCTCAATCAATTATATTATTTAAACTTGTTTTTATATACGCTGTTGCAATCATATTAACTATAACAGCAACCATATTAACTATAACGAAAGAGAGGTAAACTATGACATTCGTAACAATACCATTATCACTAGCTGTCTTAATATTAATCATACTATCTTTATCATTTATCTGGTCGTTTAGACTTGCAAAGAAACTTGATAAATCATACGATGACTATGACAATCTTCACGATAGTTATAAACATCTAGAGTATAAATACCATAAAGGTATCTAACTATTGTCTGTTCACACCCTTTTGTGAATTAATAGTAAGTGTAATTAAAAGTATAGGAAGTATCAACGTTAAATTGCTAACAATTGCTAAGAGGATACAACAGAGTTTTAGAAACTTATTACACTTACTAAATATTTTTAAACATAGGAGTATCAACAGCCTATTGAAGTAGGTGGCGAGAATAGTCTCGACAAATGTGATGAGAATTATAGTGCTTCAATAAACTATAGTTCTTAGGGTGCAAGTCCTTACTCCTAAAGATTTATTTAACTTTATAGGCAACCTAACGTTATAGAAGTGTTTTCGAAAGAAAACAACTAAATACTAAGTTTTTTGTACAATTCAGTTAGTCGCTGAATAGACTATTGTATAAAAGCTATAAGTTCCTTTAGGCTTCCGTTTTATTACCTCGATACAGAGGATTAAATCGTGTGGGTTGTCTATAGATTTATTGTAGGGCTACACGCACACTCTTTTCAAGGATGATGCATATGTGTAGCTCTGCATAATTTAACTAACTTAAAAAATGGAGAGAAAACAATCTATTTTAATACCAACAAAAAAAAGCCCATACACACCCTTTTATGATTAAACAATTAACTAACTACAAAGGAGCATAATATGCTAAACATAGATCAAATCATAAATATCGTATCAAAGAATCTTAAGAACTACTGGTTCTCACGTAAGAATGAAGATGATACGTATGACAATATCGATTTCGAAGAAGTGCAACAAGGCGATATTGTGTGGTTCAATAAAGATGCTGATGCAGACGATATGAAAGAAGTGAAGAAATCACTTGCACAGATGAAGATGCATATGTACAGTAAATCATTGTACGAAGAAGGTAAGCTTATCAAGAGTAAATCTGGAGCTTATTCCTTCTTAATACTACCTAATCAATAGATAATGTTGGGGGGAGATGTCATGTCTTCCCCCATCTATTTTTTTTACACCCCCATTTATGCATTTTATAAAAACTCAGGGATGTTTCAGTAATTTACTAAGCTAGTAAATGAACGACAATACCTGACAGGTGGGATTGGTATATACAGGTGATCGGTTCCTATATCCAGTTGACGTGAATTAACACGATACGTTGTGTATACTTCTAAGTGAGTTCGAATATACTTTAGCAAGCCACAATGTAGCCAATCCTACTGAAACATTAAAAGGAGTAAAGCAATGCCAGATATACATGACATGGAATTAGATTCAAGACCAGATTGGTCAGAAATCTACAACTCATCTTGTGATGAACATGGTACAAAGCACATACGAACTATAACTGTATATTATACAGATTTAATTATGGAAAAAAATACAAACAAAAACGTAGAGTTTTGTATGGAATGTGTAATAGAGAATCCAGGTGAGAATCAATACTTTAACATATTAGGAGATAACAATGAACAAACTCAAATTCGCAGCGATGCTGGGTAAAACAATAGGTTATGTGTCATTTGCTTTGACACAGACACTACGTTTTACTGGTAAAGCTGCACGTAAAGTTAGTGAAGCAGTACAAAACAAAGCACAATTTAACATTGTGGTAATCGATAAAAATGGTGTAGTGATAAAAGAGTATAACAAAGTTGGACAAGTTAAAGTCAATGAAGTTATGACTGCTATGCATCACTTACATGATGGCTATAAAGTAACAATAGAGGATGACTATGTCACAATTAATGAACCAAGCGAAAAATAGATGGGATAGATTTGCTTATATAATAAAGCAATCTGTCCCTAATCATAAACATGATCACTTTAATATGATAGCTCAAATGTCTCGAAGAGAACTAAAAGAGTTTATCGTAGATAATAAATATGTTTATGAAATACCTACTAACTCCAGACTGTCTGCAAGTAATATGCAAATGCTCAGTATGATGACATATGCTAAAAATTTATTGCGACTAAGGAGTTAGTTAGCACGTAATGGGTGGTAAGTAGAATCTCTCCTCTTATCACCCATAAAATTGATTAAGTAATAAATGTACAGGAGAAAAGCCTGGCATTATTCATTAAATATGGAGCTATGAATAAGAATTAATTCTTGTTATGCTTTAGAATAAGCACTTTATATAAACGCATTACGAATGTTTAATAGACATATTGTAAAGTTAAGACTATAGACGTTTTACAGACGTTGGGGCTGTATTATCCAGCGATGGATAACGCGAATGCAGCCATAATGCCCTGAGTATAGTTAAAGATATAAAGATAAAATGTTTGGTCCTGTAAAGACTAAAGCAGCTTAATCAATATTGTAGTGAATAAACACCCCGTTGTGTCCGTCTCTTGTGCATTCGGACACAATACAAAATACTTATAAGCAACTCTATGTCTAAGTGGTTAACAGAGTAGATATACTCACAGAAACATCAATAGACGAAGGTTCGCTGCAATCACGGAACGAAGTTCATAACTTTGTCTTAGGAATTGCAGGGTTGACGTGATGTCTGACATAGAAGATTTTAAACAGGAGTAAAAAATGGAAGTAACTGAAAAAGATTTTAAAGAACTATCTAATTTAAGTGAAAAGCTTTGTCTAAAATTAGAAGTAATAAAATCAGAAATAGAAGATCTAGGTTGGGAGTACCAACGTATGTCTAGTTCTGGTCAAGAAACATATGCAGAATTGTGTCAACAGTTTGGCATACCATTTGACCAAGACTAATGCCTAAATATTTCAGTAATGATATAAGTCTTGAAATGCAAACATATATTAAAGACTTAGTAAAAAAACTAGAAAAATCAAATCCAGACTTTACATTTACCAAACCACCACACGAGATATCTTGTGTATGGAGTTACACAGATTGGTGTGATTGGATAGATAAAGAATGGATTAGGTATAAACGTGAATTATGGAAGGAAGTATAATGCACTTACTTACTAAAAAAATAGAAGAAAAAGCTACCAAACAATATGAGTTGGGTAGCGATCTTGAAAAACAGAATGTCGTAGCAAAGTTCTTCAACCCTGCTGGTGATGGAACTTGGTATCTTATGAACATGAAAGACAAAGACTATGCCTGGGGTATAGTTGACTGGATTGGATTAGAAATAGGTTCATTCTCAATTAACGAATTGCAAGATATTAAATTGCCATTCGGATTGGGAATAGAACGTGATATATACTTTGAAGAAGTACCTGCTATAGATATTTGGAATAAATTATCTAACAGATAATACGAATAAACTTGCAAGGGGAGGATTCCTATCTTAGATTTTCCTCCCCCTTTTATGTCTTTTATGAGGAGAAAAAAATGACATATAGTGAATTTTTAAATATGCTATCTGAAAAAAACGTAGAGTTTGTATACGATGGATTTGAACCTATGTATTCTTTTGACACAGTAGAGAAAAAAGATACTACTAATCCTAAAGAAGAAGACATGGTAGACGAATGTTTTTTCAGAGTATATCTAAAACCAGATAAGGAGTAAACATGACTGACGATAATCCAAAACATCCCTTTCACATACTCAGACATGATGAGTACAAAAACTCAGTAGAAAAGAAAGGTAAGTTTGATTACTTATCTTGGGCTGTCTGCTGGGACAAGCTAAAAGAAATAGATCCTAATGCAAGGTATGAATTAGTACAGTTAATTGATACAGGACAAAGTAAAATGGTCCACGTTCAATTACACTATGAAAACGATGGTGATGAACTAACACATAACGAGTATCTTGCAGTTCGTGATTTTAGAAACCAAGCAGTATCTAATCCTGATGCAGCACAAGTCGAGAATACATTTAGACGTGCAGTTGCAAAAGCTGTTAGTATGGCTACAGGTTTCGGTCTTGATCTATGGATAAACGAGGACATACGTGACCTTGATTATATCCCAAATTCAATTAATGGTGATATGCCAACTAAAGGAGGTATAACACCAGACCAACGTGTAAAGCTAGATAGATTATCTCGTAGTAATCATCTATCACCTCAAGGCAAAGCTAGAATTAAAGCTATTATGAATGATTCAACGACATCAGAAGAAGACGCTGCTTTACGCATTGAAGAAATAAACAAAGTAATTAAAGAACGAAAAGATAAGGAGAAGTAATGGTGGAAAAATATATGAGTGGTGTATTTGTTAACGAAGTAAAAATAGTTAGCGTTGTACCAACTTACGAAGGTAAAGAATGGCAAAAACAATACAAAGATGACGTAGGTCTTGATATTACGTTAGATATAGGAAGAGACTTTCAACCAGTAATGTACATTGGTGGTTCACTAAAGAAGGATGATTTTGGTGAAGTATCTGGTATTGGTAGTGCTGTTAAAGTAAAACTATTCTTTGATGAACTAGGTATTAAACTAGATGATCAAGAAGTATTAACACAATCAATTAACGAAGATAGATTTGCAGCAATTGTAGGAATGTCATTTCAAAGATTGTCTTATGTAACAAAACGTAAAGACAATGGAAAACTACAATATTCGGATTTTCAGAATGTATTGAATGTAAATAAACCTAAAACGGAACTAATTGATAAGTTTAAAGAATCCGTATCTAATGGATGGATTAAATCTTACAAGCCAGAACTTATGGAAGAGCAATCACCTAAGTTTGCAGAGCAGGAAATTAGTGACTGGTAAAAAGACAGCAAGGGACATCTTAATTGAGTTCCTTGCGTCTAGAAAAAATAACAATATTATAAATATAACTTCTCATGAAATAGAAGAAGATGTACGTAAATATGGCAGACATATGTATAATAAGCTGCATAATGGTAGTACATATTCTAGAGCATGGAGAAAGCTAAAAGAATCTGGAAACATACCAGAGCTTGATGTAATTAAAATACTAACTATCAATAATGACGGAAGTTCGGAGAACAGATGGGTGTTACAAACACTTTAATAGAAGTAGCTTCAGGTAGCGTTAGCAATCGTGGTAATGTAGATACTCTTGGTAAATTGCAAGAGTATTTACATCCACAAACAGAACTATTTAGATCAATGTTCTTATATGATGAATCTTTCAATGGCTATATTAAAGATTATGAAGGAACTTATGATATAGATAAGGTAATACTAGACGTCGATGTAAAAGATGGCGATTTAACTAACGTACGAGCTTTATATGCATATATAATAGATGAGCTTTCATCGGAATATGTTAGTCTATGGTTTAGTGGTACAGGATTTCATATATACATAGCAGATGTATTTAAAATTGGACCACATAAAGAGCTACCTCAAATTATGAAACTAACTCTTAAAGAAAAGTTTAAAGCCTATGATATAGATATTATATATGATAGGTCTAGACTTATTCGTGCAGAGTATTCATACAATATTAAAAATAATACTTACAAAATACCAATAATTGAAGATGAGTTACTCAATTTTAATTATACCTATTTTGTAAATAAAGCCAAAGAAGATCCACGAGAATCTGGCAAACTAGATTTTCGTACACCATATTCGTTTAAAGCGTATTGGAAAGAAGATATTATTTGGCAAGAAAATAAACCTAAATTAACTACACCTAAACCAAATGGTACACACTCATACACATCTCATGTAACGTGTGTACAGAAAATGTATAAAATAGGTCCTGTACCTGGAGAAAGACATCAAACTGTATTGCGCATGGCATCAGCTTGGAAACGTAATGGAGTTACAAAAGAAGGTGCCAAAGCACTAATAGGTACATGGGATCCTTCATTTAATGTAGGTGAAGAAGTAGATAGAATATTGGATACAGTATATAGCTGGGAACATACAGGTTATAGCTGTAGCGACCACATGATGGAGCAGCACTGTGATTCAATATGCAAATTCTACAAAAGTAAAGACTATACAATAGAAGTGCATAACGCAACTAGCATGTCAAACGATTTTCAAGATTTTGTACAAAAAGACTTTGAAAACAAAAGCTTTGATCTCAATGACATGTACAATATTGGTAGTAGTTATAAGTTTACAGTAGGTGAGCTTATAACTATGATAGGCGATACTAAATTAGGAAAAACTGCTTTTATACAAAACCTTGTAACAAATGTCAGTCAATTTAAATGTCTATATTTATCTTTAGAAGTAAATCAAAAACTTATGTGGCGAAGATTTTGCCAAATAGCTTTTGGTCTTACTAAAGACAAAGTTACAGAAATGTATGTTAAAGATAATAATAAGTTCATAGCACAAGCTAAAGAACGACTAGGACATATTAAAATACTAACAGTATCACCAGAAATAAATAACATATTAGATGTTATCACCAACTTACAGCCAACTGTCATTGTAATTGACACTATCGATGAGATAAGAGTAGATTATTCAAATGATCCATTGGCTAAAACACAAAAAATTGTTAGCAAACTCAAAGAGATTGCACAACAATATGATGTAATGATATTTGCAATTAGTCATATTAGTAAGAGTGCAGCATTTGATGGCAATCTTACTAGACATAGTGCAAAAGGTGATTCATCTATAGAACAGAAATCAGACAAGTTACTTGGAATAGCAGCACCTAATTCTGAATCTAAAGCACGTATTATCAATTCAATTGTAGCACGTGACGAAAATGGATTTAGACTGCGGTGCTATTTCAATCATGAAACATTCCAATTTAAACAAGCTGAGTAACAGGTTTGGGAGAGATTAACTATGGTAAGTGGGCTCTCCCTTATTTGTTAAGGAGAAACATATGAAATTAGAAATACTAGGTTTACCAATATTTGCCTTACTAAATGTTGCATCTAAAAATATTAGAGGATATAAAATTACCTTACTAGGATTGTTTCATTTATCGATTACTTTAGGTAATCATAAAGGAGACCATATACATCTCAGTTTAGGTATCTATAAATGTGAATTGTTTGGAGGAATAACATTATGGTCATGAGCAAACAAAAAGGTAATCGTGTTGAGCGTGAAGTCGTTAAAATATTTGAAGAGTATGGATGGAAAGCTCGTAGAGCTTGGGGTTCTGATGGTAGAGCATTAGGTCACCATGAAGAAGTCGACATTGCTGCAAAGCATCAAATGTTAAATCCAGACGGAGCAGATATGCCAGAGCTGAAGATACAAGTCAAAGCCAGGAAGAAGATAGCTAAATACATTAAACCAAATCTTGATACAGTAGATTGGCAGGTTCTGAAAGAAGATCGACAAGAACCACTTGCAATATTACCTTTACATGACTTACTATCAATTATAGGAATTTTATCAGGAGAATAAAATGAATAAAGAAAAAAGTTTGTTATATGCACTAAAGCAAATACAAACAATAATTAATTTAGTTTTAGATAAAAACGAACCCCTTGACGCATTAGAGCCTAACTACGGAAGGAGTAATAATGAAGAAGGAAGTAGTAATAGACAAACTGCAGAATCTGAAGGAGCTAGTTGTAAAGTCTGTGATTGATGGTACATCAAGAATGTCATATGTTAAAGCTTTGCAAACAGCAATAGAAATAATAGAAAAACATGAAAAGTCACAAAGTAATTAAAATAATAAAAATCTACGAAAAGATGTATAAAGAGGGTAGGATCAAACCTGATGGTATAGCATACACACGAATGCAGCAACTTAAATTACGTAGATTATTGAGGAGTAAACAATAATGATAGAATCAAATAGCATTACACACGAATCGTATAAAGATGTTTTAGCTCGTTGGAAAACAGATATGGATCAACGACAAAATAAAGCTTTATCTAAATTAGCTAAGTTAGCACCTAAATATATTAAAGATGGATATACAGTTATTCATACATGTTATTCAGGATGTGGTGATAGTGGAGAAGTTACTGAAGTATATGCAACTACTGATTCAAATGAAATACATACCTTTAACTATAAAGATAACGAGTTTCAAGAAATGTCAGATATAGTATACGATTTATTAACCTATGATTGGTACAACAACGATGGTGGTGGTGGCAGCATAGCTATTGATTTAGTTAATAAAGAAATAGAAATAGATGGATATTATATTGTAGAAGAACAAGCACCTGCAACTGATCAAGAAAGTCATCTTAAGTTTTAATGAAATCTTTCAATCATTGCAAATCATCTGTAAAATATTTTGGTGGTGAAGAAGATGACTATCTTGCAATCCACCAATGGTTTGATGAATCCAAAGATCACTTTGGTGATATTAGACACAGAGCGTTAAGACACCATTCGCAAGGAATTGCAGAATGTGAAAAACAATTTGGTGTATACATATATAACTCTGATGGTAAAAAGGTTATTACAAAATCAATCGCAGAACAACACGTTCGTGAAGACATTGGATTTATACCAAGTCTAGAAGATTGGTTTGAATTAATTAAACCTGCACCATGGATGGCATCTACAAAACGTAATATAAAGATGAATCTTATGTAAACTAAGGGCGTGGCTTCGGCTACGCCTTTTTTTTACATCTTGTGGATATTTTTAGCTATATAATAAGGTATAACAGCCTTATTATATTTTTTTAAGGGTAAGTATCAATAAAATAAAGATATGCCCGTAACAGGGCTATTAGAGGGCTTAAATACGATTTAGTCTACTTCAGGCTTTTCTTCCTTAAATTCTATCTTATCTGGGTAATTATATTGTGAATATCCTGCTTTTTCATAAAAATCAGGTGTTTTCATCTTACCATCATTCTTTAAATAGTAATCTAACATATACCTGGATAATCTAGATCCCCATGCTACATCATTCTTTTCAGCATGCTTTCTTAAATCTTGTGGTGGGTTGTTCATAAACAACTCACGCTTAAATGAAATCTCTGTTTCATCTGTGTTATCAAACACATTGTCTAATATTCTAATTTTATCTTTCATTTTGTATAACCTTATCTATTTATTGGTTCTAAATAATCTTTTAATGTACGAGGAACTAATTCTAATTTTCCATCTTTATTATATCTTAAATTTAATCTTTCGCCAGTAGGTGTTTTATCTGCTACAGGTTTAGAAGTAGGAGTAGGAGTAGAAACAGGGTTACCATGTCTATGACCACCACTTTTATAGTTATTTCCAAATTCACCAAACAGCTTATCAAATTGAGATGCACCAGAAAGAGTTCCATAACCTTTTTTTCTATCAAATTCTATAGCAGATTTTGGTGTAGCAGCATATTTATTCCAAGCTTGAGATAGTGGATTATTTCCTGGTAACGTTGGGCGAGGAGCAAATGGATTTAAAGAGGGCAACCATCCAGCAGCTTTATCTCTATCAAACCTTCTGTATTTTTCACCAAGAGAATTATAAGAAGAAGTGCCAAATCCTCCAGATTTGTCTGGATTATTAACATTACCATGACTAGTAAAAAAATGAAGCATTTCATGACCTAATGTTTCATCGGTTGCATTATCTGGAACATTAATACTTTTTCTATCTCCTGTCATATATCCCAATATACCAGAAACATCATCTCCCCTATTTGCGTTTATTTTCTTATAAGATTCCCATTGACTGGCAGGTACTTTATTAAGTGTTAAGTCTCCGCTTTCTATAGCTGCAATTAAATCTTCATAAGATCTATCTGTATTAGGTTGAAAAAAATTCCAAAATGCAAATTTTTTTTTGTTTTTTCTTGCTAATTCTAATAAAGTTTGCTGATTTTGATTTGGATTATTCATCTAAAAATTCCATTATTTGTTTATTTTTACGCATTGTTAATATTATCTTTGATTTCATTTAATGATGGATAATGATATCCGTCATATCCTGCTTTCTCATAAAAGCTTAAAGGCATTAATTTATTTGTCTTTTCATAATAATCTAATATATGTGTAAATAAATCTCCTCCAACTGGTACGTTATATTTTTTAGCGTGATTATATACAGCCTTAGGTGCATTATCTACAGTTGAACCACTTAGTGATTCTGCTATTTTTTTCTCTCTAGCATCCCTAATATCTTCACGTTTAATTCTATACGATATTTTATCTGTAGGCAATCTAAAGAAATTATGAACAAATCGTTCAGGTCTTTCTTTAGTTTTCTTTGCAGCGTATACCATTCTACCAAATGGATACATAGTATGTACTGTGTAATCAGAAAATTTTTCCCAATCGCCTTGTATTAATTCTACAAATGTTTGTGGAAATCTTGCAATAGGTGGCAGTGCAACCTGTAATGGAGCTATTGGTCTAGGCAATGTTCCATAAAATGCTCTATCACGTTCTTTTTTATCACCAAATAAAAGATCGGCTGTATCTTGCATCCAATCCCATGGTGGTGGTAATGCTGTATCAAACAATGAGTACATAAACGCACCTGCCATTGCATATGCAAATAAATCTGTTAAAAACAAATCTTTAAATCTTTGATACTCTGGTGTTCCTTCTTTAAATCCATAAGCTTTAGCTTGTTTATAAAATTCTTTTCTAGTGCGTACAGATTGAAATGCAAACAATTTAAATCTGCTTAATACTTTACCTGTAGCTGTAGTCATAAATGCAGGTCTAAATGCATTATGATATAAAAACTGCGTTGTTTCAATACCTTTTAATCCTGCTTCAAATATATATGGATCTTTTAAGCTAGTACTTGATGCATATGGTCCTAGTCGTTCTTGAGCTTTTAATGCATGAGATACAAAAGCATCAAAACGATTAACACGTTCACCAAATGACATAAAGAATCCACCAGCACTTAACATTTTATCTTTTACACCATATCTTTCTGCAATCTCTAACATACCCTCATTACGTTCACCACGTTTTAATGCAGCTTTAATATCTCTTATAAAATTTGTACCTTCTTTACCCATACCTTTAACAGTATCAGATAATGCTTTATTATATTCTAATTCATTTTGTAGATAATTGTCTAAAATACCAGCTTCTTCAAAATAATTACGTAAATCTTTTCTATTTTTTACTGGTTTACCATTTTTAAAAAATAAAGTAAAATTACCTTTTTGATCTTTTAATAATCTTTCTGTAACTACAGAATTTTTCTTTCCATCTGCAAAAGCTTTAAATGATGCACTACCTATAGTTTGTGCAGCACCACCATATAAATTAGTCATCATAGAGCCAGTATTCGCAAGTAATGTAAGTAAGTTGTATTTAGCTTCCATAACACCAAGCTCATGTAACTTGCGCACAAGATAATCTCTTCTTGCAGCTGGATCTTCTGGTGCATTGCGTAACATAGGCATTTTATTAAATTTTCCTGTCTGGTATAATTTTTCCAATGCTCTAGTAACTGAGTAATCCGTTGTTAAATAATATGGATTACGTTTTAATTTTAATGGATCTCCTTTGTTAATAGACTTTTGTATCCTGTCTGTTAACAATGAAGGGTGTCCTAAACTATTTTTAAGATATATATATAAAAAGTCAGACCAAACATCTGTATTGTTTTCATAACCTGCTTTTTTTAATGCATCTAATTGTTTTTTAGTTAAACCTTTATCTAAAACTCCGCTTTGTGCTTTAAACAATTCTATTTGTTTATTGCCATATACAGCTATTAAATTATTAAAATAACTACGTGCAATCTGATCACTGTATTTATTAATAACACCAGGTCTTCTGTCATACCCTTGTATAAACTCTTCACCACGCTGCAATAAATTCTTAGGTTTATTTTTATAACCTACATCTTTATAATTCTTATCTCTAAACTCATATTGTATATTTAAAAAATTATCTTCAGCTCTTGCTGATTCTTTTCTAGTATTTTCTGTAAATAAAAATAGATCTTCGTATTTGCCTTTACCTTCTTTTACAAGCCTATCAATATCTTTCATCATCAAATTTCTATCTGCTTTAGTAGCACCATAATTAGTTCTTGGAAAATATTGTTCTGGTTTTACATGTCTAAATGCAAAATCTACAAACTTATTTTTTTGCCTATATGCAATTCTTTCTTTCAAAGTTAACTTTCCTTTTTTAGAAAGTACACCTTCCATAATAGTTTCGTATTGATATCTAAGTAACGATTCAATACCAACTATTTTATGCTTACCACCAGTAACTATTGGTCTTAATACTGTATCTTCAAAACGTTTTAAGTCCATACTACCATCTTTTTTAAAACGTATAAACTCATTCAATACACCAAACTTTGGATCTTTAATATCTACAGTCTTTTCAAATTCTATCCTATTTCCTTTTTTATCATAAGTATATATGTACTTACCCATTTCTTTTACAAAGGTAGTAAATTTAGCATCATACTCATTTATAATTTCTTCACCAGTTTTGCCTTTAAACTTTTTAGTTTTAAATGCTTCATCTTTAGCTGTTATAGTGCCTTCTGCTTCTGGGTTTCTTTTGTTAGAAATAAATTTCATAACTGTGTATGTATCATTAGAAGTAAGTCCATACTTACCCCAATCAAAAATTCTTGCATTAGTATCTTGTATTTGTGATGTAGTTGCGTTTTGTTGCGTCAATGTTAATCTAATCATATCCCTTATAGCGCCAACAGGAGATGTATATCTTGCAACTTTCATTTCTTTAATACCAGTAGAAGTTCTAACTGGAGTAATGTAAGAATCGTATTTCTTTAAAGTTTTTTGTAACTCTCTAGCATCAATAGTACGTGGATCTATTAACCAATTAGTCCACTTAAAGTCACCTTTAGCTCTTTCACCATACCTAAAATATTCATTAATAGCTCTTACATCGTTCATAGTAATTAAACTAATATCACGTGCATCTGTAAAATTGCTAGAACGTCTTGTAAAATCTATAAAAAATTCATTAAAACTATCTATTTGTGGAAACTTGCTTAAGTTTTCTTCAAGCTTTTTTAAATCTTTAACATCTGATTTTTTTGTTGCAAGAAAATCAATGTCTTCATATCTAAAATCTTTACCTATAACTTTTTTACCAATCTTATTTACATTAGATGCGGCTTTATCTATATCTAATACAAGCTCTCTCGCTTCGTTTGTTATTGGTTTTAAAAATTCTTTAGGTATTGCAGCTTCTTCAGTAGCAGGTATTCTGTTGTATATTTCATTAAATTTACGAAAGAAAGCTTGTTTAGCTGCTGGGCTTACTTGTTCAGAGCCATACATAGCATTTAGCAATCTCCACCTGGGATCTTTAGCACCTGGAACTGCCTCTGGAGTTAGTAAAACAGTATCATAAAATTTATACAATGCACCTGCTGCTTCTGATTTTAATCTATTAGATTTAATAAATTTTCTAATAGCAATCTTATCTTTTATAATCATGTCATTTAATTCAGGCATATTAATAGATGTTGTTTTGCTTTTATTTGAATATCTACGACCACCTCTTTCATCTGAGTCTATTAAAGCTTTACGTACTTTCCTTGCTCTTATATATACATCCTGTAATTTTTCTTTTATTCCAGGTATGTTTGTACGTTTTGCTTCAGAGAATCCTTGATATACTTTTAAAGCATTTTCTATTAATAATTCTTGAGAAGTTGCTTTAGATAAATTAATACTTATATTGTCAAATGTATTTGTACTTTTTTGTAAATTCTTAATAGGTGCTTTAGCTATACCTAAAAATTCTTTAATAAAATCCTGTTCTTGAATATCGTTACTATATTTTTTTATAGACCTATTAAAATTAATCATAATATCTTTAGCTAAATCTAAATTTCTAATATCTGTAAATATGCCTTTTTCTAATGCATCCTTAAACTGTCTACCTGTAGCTCCAAAAAATTCTTGATTACCATGATCCCTTACAGTTCTTTGTATATCTGCGTAATCTTTATAAAGTTCATTATATGGATTTGTTTTATATCTACTATGAAATTGAGTTATAGATTTTTTTGTTGCATTATTTGAAACAACAAAACTATCCATTGGAACTTGCTTACCATTTAACTCTGCTACAAACAAATCGTTATATAATCTGTTTTGAATATCTTTTACACTTGCAATACTATAATATTTTGTACTATCATTATTAACATTTATACTGCCATATACATTTTGTAAAAATTTATTAATACCACCTTTTTTAAGTTTAAACTTTAAACCATCTCCTAAATCTAATACACCTTTATTTGCTTTAGCTTGTGCATACATTTCAAACAATGCATCACGTGTAGCTATCGCCTGTCCACGTTGAGCTGCACCTTTTCTACCAGTTGCATACGCACTCAGTCTGTCAATTGGACTAAATTTAGAATATGTCGGAAGCTCAATTGAAGAAGAAAATCTTGACATAATTTCTTTATCATTCCAAGTTTCTCTTTCTAATGCTACTTTACGTGTTTCATTAATATGGTTTCTACTGCCACCTTGTATAATAAATGCAGAATCAATATCTTTATCTGCTCCTCCTAAATATCTATCATCTGTTCTATGGGTTGTAATTCCTGCACCCTTATGCTTTGTAAAACCCTTAAATCTAAGGCTGCGTATACCGCTAAGAGAGTCAGCAGGAACACGTATAGCGAGAAGATCAAGAGCTTCATCAAGTCTTTTAAGAGCATCATTACCTGCATTCTTAAATTTATTAACTTGTTCTGGAGTTTTAGATCCTTGCGATATCTTGTATAAATCCCAAATGTGTCCAAGAGTGCTTTCACCATTCTCATTAATTCCTTTTTTAATTGCGTTAAGATTTTTAATCTGCTCTGGTGTTAAATCAACTTTGACATTCATTTTTTTATATGACAAATCAAGTAAAACCTCTCCTTGCTCTATAGGTCTTTTATTTATCATATCTGCATCTGCAAATACATCTTTAGTAACTGGGTTAAGAACACCTTTACCACCATATTTCCAGTATGGTGTTGTTGTTCTTTTTAGTATGTATTTACGTATAGAATTGGTATAACTATCGCTAAGTTTTTCGTGAAATGTTAAACCTGCATATCTACCATTATTTAATCCAGCTAAATTATTTTTTGATTCATGAAAAAAACTATATTGTTTATTGCTATCAAATTCAAATGATTCTAGTTCTGGATTGTTTTCTTTATCTATACGCTGCAACGATCTGCGTATTACGTTACCACTTTTACCTGGATTTCCTAATTGCTTAATAACAAATCCTAATGGCAATTGGTCTAATGCATACCTACTAGATTTTAAAAATGTTTCTATAGGTTGCATGTTTCCAGTTTCCTCAAACTGCTTAACTAATTCTTTTGTTTCTTTAGTACCTTCTATTCCCTCAAAATAGTGCTTAACAAAAGAACGTAATGTTTTAGGCGATTGACTTTCATTTAATGTAATAAAAAATTGTCTAGGTAAATTAATACCTTTATTTACTTTAGGGTTTTCATATGTAGATGGATTTATTCTTAAAGACTCTACAGCTATTTTATGAACTTCAGGCATACCTTGTAGAGTGTATTCATTTTTAACTGCGTCATATGTAAACTCAGTAGGTCTTGTTTCCCCTTTAATTTTGTTGCCTTGATCAAACACAACAAAATCTAATTGGTTATCTTTAATTAATTTATTTATAGCATCTTGACCTTGCGCATTTTTACCACTAGTTTTTAAAAATACTAAACCTTTTTGTACAGGAGATAATAATCTTCCCATAACTACTGGTTTAACATTATCTGTTTCTAAGCCCATAACGCGTGTAATGTCTTTAAATACTTCAGGTCTAAAAAACAAACCACCATCTACTTCGGAACCTTCTACAAATTTTTCATTTTTAAATTCAGGGTTTGCTACAAAATCTTGTTCACGTAAAACCATAAAACGCATTTCATTAGATCCTATAGACTTTTTAAAAGTATTAGGATGCATAGGCATACCAGATGCTTCTACATATCCTTGCATACGTTTATTAAAATCAATTGCGTCTTTAAAATATTTCTTACTCATAATTTTAGGTAGTTTCTCTAAATTGCCTCTACCATTACGAGTAAATCCGTTATGCTCTAGTTCGTATATTATATTAGATATAAACTGTTTACGATGTAAATCTTTAGCTATCTTAACATCTTTGTTATTAAAAATACCTTTAACATAAGCTTCTTCTGATTTTTTAAAATAATCTAAAAACTGTTGTCTTTCTTTAGGTAAAAAATCTGCTACTTGTTCTATAGTTAAACCCCTATCTCTAAAAGTAGCTGTAAGCAAGTTAGACTTGTCTTTTATTCCAGCGTAGATATAGCTATCCTTTTTAGCAAGTTCTTGCGATATGCGCCCCATTAAACCTGTTGTATTGTAATCTGTTTCACCTTTTGATTTATTTGCAAATGGATTGTATTTAAATATATCTTCATATACAACCTTACCATTTTGTATTGTTCTAATATAAGGTAAAAACCCAAATCCCTTACCTTCAGCAAATACATCTACAATAGGACTATTAAATTGATTAACTCCAATATATTTAATCCTTTCTTTTAATCCAGATTGCTCAACGTTTATAGTACCGCTTTCTAAATCAAATGTAAAAAATTCATATTTTTGTTTGCTTAATTGTGGTAAAACTTTAAATACTTCTTTTTTATTCTTACTAATCCATTCTCCAATATTCCTATCTGCTTCCAATTCTTTAACTAAAGAATCAACATCTACAGACTTTCTAACCCTACCTTCATTATTGAACACATATTTATCTACTGTGTTTTGAATTAAATTTTGTATCTGACCAACTCTAACAAACTCTGCTGTAGCACCTATCTGGTCATAAATTCTTTGTGATAAATCTTGTATATTACCCTGTCTTGATTCAACAATATCCATATAATCCATAGCATTATTATCAACAGGATCTTCGTTAGTACGCTCCATTTCAATTTGCTGACGTCTTTTCATGTACTCTTCATGAGCAACGTTTCTTAATTCACGATTCCTAACTTTAGGATTATGTGGATCAGACTCGTACTGAAGTCTTCTGTTTATAACATAATTGTAATCACCATCAAGGTTATTAGCTAACCAATTTTGTGCTTGAGTAGTTGCTTGTTTATTAACATAAGATTGAGCATCTTTATTTAATGATTTGTATCTAGGATCTAATTCAGGTTTGAATATTAAATCAGGTCTTAAGGTGTCTAACTCCATTATAAATTTACCACCTGCTGCTTCATGTGCAGGTCTAGATTTATAACCAAAGAATCCACCTAATAAATACTCATACAACTGCATCTCAACAGGCTCACCTCTAAGTGTTGTAGGTAATCCTTGAAACGCAGAACCTACTGCTGCCTTAACAGCATCTTCTGCTCTTGTTCTTTGACCTTGAGATTTAGCTAAATTTAATCTATTACCTATAGCTCTCCAATTTCCTATACCACCAAATACACCACCTGCAACTGCGCCACCTACAAATGTATTCATATATTCATCTGGTCCAGACCATACATCAGATACAACACTAGCTGTACCAAGACCTATAGCTTCTTCTGCTACTGATCTTACTACTCCACCTTCTTTTAAATAATCTAAAGTATCTAATTCTAATTTAGATATACCTTTACCAAAACTTTTTTTAGCAAAACGAGAACCTATCATTGGTATAGATATTTTATCTAAAGTACCTACAGCTTTTTGACCAATAAAACCTTTACGTGTTTTATCAACAAGACCTATTGCCTTTAAACCTTTAGTAGCTGCACCTAAAGGAAGTGCAAGTATGCTAGGAGCAAAACCTGCAAGGTGTCCTAAGCTTTGTGCTATTGCATCGTATGTAGTTCTGGGTTGTTCGTCAGGTGGGACAAAGGGTATTAAACCACGTAAAAAACCACCAGTAAGATTTTTTGCTAATGATGTTACTGTTGTGGTGTTTTTTATAGGTTTAAAATTTATACCGTACTTATTTGCTTTATCTTGTAATACGTCTAACTGATCACTGTCAAACATATTAGGATTAGCACGATATATATTTATAAGGTTTTTAACCTCATAAGCTTCGTTTCTATATGCCATTTATCGAATAAAAGCTTGATTGATTGCTGTTCTTAAATAATCATCAGTATTGTTTAACAATTGACTTGGTCCTAATCTTAATGTTCCAGGAGGATTTCCAGGCAAACCTAATCTACCAGATAATCTTTTTGCGCCAGAACCTAATAACATCCTTTGTTGAGCTGCAGGTAATCCTCTATTACCAGACATTAACAATCTACTCATACCTTGACCACCTCCACCAGACCTTCCTAACATTCCACCTGCTAAACCTAAACCTCCACCTAATAACGCACCTGCTAATGCTCTGTCAGGTGTTCCAGCTGGATCTTCTAAAATATCTACAGCTCCAAGTCCACCTGCACCGCTTACTGCAAACTCTAAAGATCTATTTGTATTAATTCTTTTAAGAGCTTCTTGTGTTTTTTGTGGCAATCTTTTAGCTAATGTTTTAGCACCTGTTCTAGCTATTGAAGCACCAGCTGCGCCAGGTAAAGCTAAACCAAGTAACGATAAAGCTCCTGCTGCTTTTTCTTTTTTTGTTTCACCAAATACAGACTCACCTCTAGATGTAGGTCTCATTTCGTTAGGTAATGCACCAAACGCTAAGTTGTCTGCTAAATCAAAAAAGAATTTTTGCAGTGCTTTGCTTTCAGGTCTAAATGGTAAACCAAGTTGTGCAGCTATCATAGCAATCTGTTCAGCTTGTGTGTCTGTATATTCTTTAGGGTTTTCGTTATAACCAAATACTATTTGTTTGGCTCTTTGTACTGGGTCCATTATCTTAACCTTTCAATTTCTGCTTGCTGTATGGTAAACTCACTAGGCACTCCAAATTGCCCATCAATACCAAATAAATTTCTTAGTTGTAACAATTCATCGTCTATAGTTTTTTGTATGTTATTATTAACTGCAAATCCATACAATGATTGATCAAATTCTACACCAGCAGGGACTGGTATATCTTTAGGTCTAATTTTAGATATATCTTTTAGTTTGGCTTTTTCTGCTAATACTCTATCTAAGTTATTTATCTTAGCTTGATTTTTTTCTGTAGACAAACCAAAGAATCTATCTATACCTCTGTTAAATTCATGGTATTTTTTTTGTGTTTTTACATAATTTTCAAAACTTTCACCAAATGTTCGAGATATTGGGTTATCGTACTTATCTAATATTTCTTGATTCTTAGCTACAAATTTTTCCCTTTCACGCTTTGCATTACGTAAATCTGCTTGTGCATTGTAATGCTCTTTTAAAACATCGCTTTCAAACTTTTGTTTATTTCTAGTTAAATCAAACAATGTTTGTTGATTCTTAGCAGCATTTTCTTTAAGAACCATTTGTCTATTAAATTGGTCACGTTGCTGGTCTTGCCTTCTAAGCTCTAAAGCGTATCTAGGTAAGTTATCTAAAAATTGATTTATTGGATCGTTTGTTATTTGTATTGACATATTCTATCCTGTAGTATATCGTGGTTCGTTATAAAAATCCATGCTATCGCCAGTATCTGGTCTATTATTATCTCTTGCTTCTTTTTCTTCTTCTGTTAATTTAAAAGGATTAAGGTCACCACCGCCACGAATAATATCTATTAATCTAGCTCTAACATCTTTTTTATAATCATCTCTTAAATTAAATACAGCTTCAGTTTGAGTTTGCTGTTGTTGTCTTCCTGTTAGATCAAAACCAGACATTCTGTTATCAAATGCTCTTTGCAAGAAACCTTGATCACCAAGTTCAGACTGTATACCTTCTAATTGATTATTAATTCTTCCTTGCTGATTATCAAATTGAAACTGTCTTTGTCTGTCTGCTAAATCTAAACCGCTAAGTTGTGAGCCTAATCCTCTTAGTTGCCTGTCACGTTGTTGTGTTGCTTGCTGTCTAGCTAACCCTATACGTCTTGTATCTGCTAATGATGATATTCTATTTGATGCATTATCAGTAAATGAATCTATAGCTCTTTGCCTTACCATATCTCTAGCTCCAGAACCAGCAAACCCACCTGTTACTTCACTCTGTCCGTATAATCCCATTAACTGATTCCTTGCACCAGAACGAGTAGAATCTAAAGCTTGTGCTTGTTGTTCTTCTTGTAGACCTAACATTCTTTGTCTCATGGCAAAATCTTGATCTACATCTTCTTCTCTTCCCTCTAAAGCTTCTCTTTGTAATTGAGTTTGTTCTTCTCTTATTCTATTTAAATTTACATTTAACCCTAGCTGGTCTTGTAGTAAATCCTCTTGTCTGCCGAATTGACCTTGTTGTCTTTCTAATCCAATTCCAGCATCATCTCTTTGTAAATCTAATCTCGCTCTATCAACTTGCGCTTTTTGCTCTAAAAAACTTTCTCTTGTTTCACTATATTCATCAAAGACATTACCATAAAATTCTTGCAACCTAGGAACATCATAATCACTTAAAGCTTGTTCAAGTGGACTTCCACTAAAATTCAATAAAGGATCATCTTGATTATCATTACCTCCACCATCATCACCTCCACCATCATCACCTCCACCATTATTGCTACCAGACCTACCACCACCATCTCCATCACCTGCATTATTTGGATCTTTTAATTCTCCACCTTCATCACCTCCGCCTTGATCACCTCCACCTTCATCACCACTACCTTCATCTCCATCTCCACTTGTATTACCAGTATTTCTACCTACTGTGCCTGCTGTTGGCTCTGTTCTACCTCCACCAGTATTACCAGTATTTACATCTACCGTGCCTGCTGTTGGTTCTGTTCTACCTCCATCTGTATTGCCAGTATCACCAGTGTTAGCTGTTACACTTGAACTTGCTCTTTGTGTCTCAAAATCTCTTAATTGATCTTCTGTTGGCATACCTCTTTCGCCAGAATTATCTAATCCTTCTGATTCTAAATAGTCTTCCATGCTAAACGTATCTGACGTTTGATCTCCTTGATTATTCATAGCCTGAGCTAATGGAGTAATTTCTACAGAAGTCTTTTCTAAATCATTTGCGTAAGCATCTCCTTCATCTTCATATTCTAACATTTGATTATAAGTAGGTCCACGCTGATTATCCATAGCTTGATATAGAGGACTATTAGGATTAGTAGACATATCTCCTAACGGTTTTCTGTATGTTGTATCCATTAATTCATCTGGACTACCAAAACTAATATCTCGTTTTTCTGGTTCGTATCCGTAATAATGATTAGGCATTAAAATCCCCTTCCAGCAAGTTCATCTACATATTCTGTATCCATATATGCTTGCCCAAATCCAAAAGGATTCGTAACTCTTGGTGTTGGTATTGTTGGATTGTTAAAATAAGTTGGAGCAACGTGAGTAGAAGAAGTAGGTACAGGGTAAAAAGGTGTAGACACTATACCTAAATTACCACCTATAGTACTAACCATGTTTTCTGCTCCAGCCATACCCCTTGAATTTACTGTATTAAGATGTTTGTAAAGGCTTTCGTATTCTGGTTTATTTTGCATTGCAGTTTCAAGAAGTCTTTCTCTTCCTGTTTTCATGGGATTTAAATTAATATCAGGCATTGCCATAGTATTAGGTATAACTGCTCCTGGAGCTTGTGCTTGTCCAAACATATTTTTTGTAAATTGTACAGGGTTTTTAGCAAACTGTTGTGCGCCTTTACCAAACTTTGTTCCTGCTAATGTATATGCACTAAACGCATCAGATAGCATATTTACATTAGCACTTCTATTTAAAGCTCTTTCTGCTTCTACACCTCCTGACCTAGCTTGACGTGCTTGCTCTTGATTTAATTTTCCAACCTCAACTTGATCAATACTTGCATTACCAAAAGCACCTCTAGTACCTGCTTCAGAACCTACCCTTGAACCTAATCCTGCACCAATAGCAGCATATAAAGAAGCTCCACCAGTCACAGGTGCTAATGCTAAACCTAACAATCCTCCACCTACAGCCCCTAACATCCTACCAAGACCCATTTTACCCCTACGCCTTCCTAAGTCTTGTTGTTGTTTTCTTACTTGTTCATTTAGTTTGTTTGCTTCCTCTTGTTGCAATTGAGCAAACATAACATCAGCTGCACTAGCCATTTTAACTTCCTTTCGACACTTCTATAAACTCATTAAAATATAAAGTGTTATTTAACTTTATGTATAACTTAGGATTCTTTCCTACTTCCTTTGCTATAACTTGTTCACCATCATTCATTTGTATTATGCTTGGTGGTTTATTTGTAATCGCTAATTTATTTTGCGATACGTTTCTAAATTTTCTTTCTATACTATCCATTAACTTGCGCTCTTTAACAATGACCTATACTGTATAGTTATATCATTAATCTCTAAATCTGCTCCAGTAAAACCTTTTATTTTTATACGCACACTCTGCCCTTCAAATGGTACAGTAGGTGAAAATGTTTGCACATCGTAATTACCAGATGTATCTGCAAAATTTTTACCAGATATAGCTGTAAAACTAGTTTTATTATCTACTGCATATTCTACAGGATTACTAACAGTGGCATTACATTTATATGTAATTATAATATCATAAAATCTTTTTACTCTGCCTGGATCACCAAAATCTAAATCTTTAGTTATTAATATTGCATCTGGGGTAGGAGCAGAAGATAATCCACCTTTAGCTGTTTCTGACCATTCTAAAAACGTAAACGTTTCATCTATACTACCAGTATTATTTACATCGCTTCCTATTTTTAAACGTTGTATTCCATAGCTTAAATTTTTATCATGATCTATAAAAAAATTACTTAAAACTGCTCCATTAGTAAAATCACCTGTACCAGAAAATATAGAATTAGTTCCCTTTGTCCAACTTGCAGTTCTAAAATCATACACAAACACATCTGTATTCAATGTATTTATACTGTCAGATACTATTACTGCGTAATTCTTTTTAGGATTAAATCCAACAATAGTTCCAGCTGTGTAAAAACTTTCCCAAGTGTCTTCATGTATTTTATTAGCAATTAAATTTACAGGTGCTTGTCCATTGTACAACCAAAAACCATATCTATTTGCCCACATAACACCAAACTCTGCTTTTTGTACAGATGCAGGATGGTCGCATCCAGCAAAATCTTTTGTTTGTTCTAAGAACCAACCTGCTGGTTGAGGTGATGAAATATTAATTATATATAGTTTATCTTCTTTATACGCTAATAATCTATCACTAAAAGATTCTAATTTAACATAAGAACCGCTATCACCTTTTACAACATCCATAAAATAACTACGAGGATATGTATCAAATTTATTTACAGGTGTATACATTATTCTGTCGCCATGATGTTCTTTTGTACTTGGTTCTTCTTTGTTAAAGTTAGTCCTAACGTTTGCTACAAAACTTCTTCTATTTGTAATAACAGCAGTTTTATAACCTTCTCCAGTACCACTAATAGTTATTTTGCCTTCATCTGGACTAAATCCATTTATAATTTCATACGTTTCTAAATTAATACTTGATGAAAAAACTGATTTACTTTGCGCTCTTGTGGCATGCGCACCAGCAGAAGGTTCATCATAATTACGTTCTGATGTGAAAGTATCAGATAATTTAGAACGTACACCATGTTCCATGTCTCCATCTATTAGTAAAAACCAAGGATCATTGGTATCATTTACTTTAGCGTAAAATCTAAAACCTACTATGCGAGAATTGTATGGACCATTTGCATATATTATAAATTCTAATTTTTTATCTGTAGCTCCAGGATTAAATGTATTATTAGATGTAGGTATATATAATAATGATTCTTGTCCATCTTCATATACATATGATAATGCAATTTGATAATCTACGTTTGCCCAATCTGATGACGTTAAAGCAGATGTACCCTGCAACTCTATATTAATACCATCTCCTGCTCCACTAGGGTATGTTTCACTTGTTACAACAGCAGATGCAGTTGGTGCTTTCAAATCGTTTACTTTTAAATCCCAACCATCAAACGTTCCATTTGTAGCTGTACTAAATACAGTATTACCTGTATCACCTACAAAATGTTCTCTTTTTATATAACCATACCATAAATTTTGAAAGTCTTCATCATCGCCACTTAATTTTTTTGTTTGAAAAAATGTACCATCAGAAATACGTACAGCATTGTCAGAATAAGTAAATACAGGCTTCATCATAACTTGCATATTAGTAGCTCCACCATTTGCAGTGCTTCCTGAAACTGTAACAATATTTTTATGATCTAATGTAATCCTACTTCTATTTACGTCACGTATACGCAAACATTGAAAATTGTTGGCATTACTATTATTTGTATCATTTTCTATACGTATATAATCTCCAGCATTCATTTGACCTGTCTGACCACCACCACCTAAAAATGTATTATTTTGATCTGTTATAGTATCACCAACACCACTTGCACCTGCTTGAGCATAAGTTAAAGTTCCTGCGCCAAAATCAAAATTTTCTATGTCAGTATTAGCACCTTGATTTATAGATTGTGGAAAAGTAGAGTTTAAATTTAATGTACGTGTATTATTATCATATACATGTATCTGGCAATTCAAACAATCAACATACATGATATACTTAGAACCTTGGTCTATTACTCCAGATGCAGATGTGCTGCTAGGTGCAGAACCTAAATCAAAATCAGATTCAAACGGAAATACGCCATATCCAGCTGCAAGGTGTCCAATAACACTTGTATCAGTTGTATTGCTATCAGCTGCTGCTAACGTGCTAAATTTAGCTGGAGTCAGCGAATTATGCGCTACCCCACCTCCAAGTGTATTTATTGAATTTCTAAGCGTTAAGGATACGTTATCGGCTTCAGACAATGCATTGATAGGTATATCCCTAGCATTATTAGCATCAACTAATCCACCTGAGAAATCATTTAATGTAAACGTTTGTTTAGGCACGTTTTTTTACTTTCCTTTTTCTTTTCTTTTTCTTCTTACGTTTTTTAGTTCCGTAAACTTTTCTACGATCTGATAAAACGTCACTTAATCTTTTCATCCTATCACTTTACCATTTATTGTTGTTTTACCATTTACAATGGTTAACACATTTAAATTAAAGTTTCCATCGTTAAATATATCCAGAATACCAACATTATGTGTCCAATTAGTCTGCCTGTTTTTTAAAAATTCTTTTTCCATTTTACATAAGCATCCCATTGAATAAGCCATCTTAGCTCCATTCAAATGTGTTACTACAGACTTCATACTATCATGTGTGTGTCCGTAGATAATATTTACACCCAAGTTCATTACGTGGCTTCTTGTATGATTAACACCACTGTAATGACCACCATGATATGCATACAACTTAGATCCTAGTATCTTTACATACTTACCATAAGGGTATGCATCATATCCTCTTTCCTTCATCTTAAATGCTTTCATAGAAGCATACTGTTTAAGATAAGGATTCTCTTCTACAAAATTGTCAAACCAAAGCTCATGATTACCCATAGTCATAATCTTCTTTTTTACTTTGGCTTTTTTGCATGAAGCATCTATTCTATCTAATCCTTCATTAACTGCCATTATCTCCATCTTAATTGCAGGCAGTTGGTATTCTAATGGCGGTCTTTTCTTTTTAGACCATTGCCAATGTGATACGCTTTCTCCTTCTGCAAAATCTCCAATGCAAAGAAATGCTGATGGTTTAACATATTCTAAAACCTTTAAAGCGCAGCTAAAAGCTTTCTCATCGTGATGAGGAAAGTGTATGTCAGGAAAAATGACTACAGTATCTTTAATAGTCAAACTATAACCCTAAAGCTCGTCTATACCAACCATACCAAAAACGTTCTTGTGATTCGTTTCTATACACTATCTTTGCGTAATGCAAAACAATATAAGATATAAGACGATTTTTTTCTAACTTTTGACTAGCTCTAATAGTCATTCTACCTATTCTACCATCTACAGTAATTTCATCATCTTTACCATTTTTACCATTACATGCTTTTTGTAAAACTTTAACTGCTGTTCCTTGTCCTGCATTAACTACAAATAAAAAATAAGATTCTCTTAATTCTTCTGGTAGCTTCTCTGCTTTACAAGGTTTCCAATAATCTTCTCTGTATATAGCACAAGCTTCTTCTACAGTTAAATTTTTTATATCTACATCTTTATGCGCTCTTTTTGATATACCATACTTAGTTTCTCCACCTTTATCAACAGCATCATTAACATAGCCACCTTCATGCCTCAAAACTTCTTGTACAATTTCTCCAAAAGTAGTTCGCATTACTTTTTTAATACCTTTCCCATTACATCTTCAAATACATCATAAATAGCTGCAATAATCTTTTCTTCTGTATCTTCATTTATAATAGGAATGTTTACATTCTTATTTAGTTCATCAATAATTTTATCTCTATTTTCATTGTTAAACAAATATTTCATAATCATTTCTTGTATCATTTTATTTCCTTTTTTATTTTAATTATTAAATATATTAAAGTTGCAATAGATACCGCCATTTGTAATACCATAGGTAAGTTTACCCACCATACTCCTACACCTAACGATCCATTAATTATAACTTTAGTAGAATCTATCATTTCTTTTTCTTTTTAGACATTTTTTTTCTACCAGCTGCTTTAGCTTTTTTTGATGGTCTACCTTTTTTTGAACCATAAGTTCCTTTTCCGTAAGGCATTATTTTCTACTCGCTTTCCTTTTTTGTTTAGATCCACGACCATTACCTATTTTCGCTTCTATGTAATTTAGTTGGTCTGTTACTTCATCATTTAATTCTTGAAATTTATCTACCATTCCATTCTTAGCATCAATGAGTTTTATAATTATATCATGTAAGTCATCTATTTTTTTATTTAACTCATTAGTCATCCATTTAAATGTCATCCACAATATACCTGCTGCTAATCCAGCAAATCCTATTTCAGTCCAATTTTCAATCATTCCAGGGTAATCCTATAGCTTCTGTTGGTGATATTTTTTCTTCTACTTGGTTTAATAATGATGTTTCTATGTTAGCCATTTTTTCTTCACCTAATGCGTACTTAACCCAGTCTTTTACTTTTTCTTCTGTTAGGTCTTTATATTCTATATAATTACTACTATCAGGAGTTTCTAATCCTACTGTTCCTATAGCGGATACATCATAAGTAACTACATCGTCATACTTACCAATTGTTTTAGAAACAATCATAGTATAATGCACTGTTTTACAAACATCTTTTAAACCATCTTTAGATACATATCTATCTATATTATTTATCTGTATCTTCATCTTTAATAAGTTCTGTTTTTAATAAACCTACAAATGCGTCTTTTCCAACTTGCATTTGTTGTAAATTAAATTGAGTAGTTTCCATTTTCCTAGTTAAATCTTGTATATGATTTATTATTACTTTTTGATTATCAGTCATATCATTTACATCATAATCTTTTCCGTCAAGGTTAATCATAGCTGATTGTTTTTTATTATTTTCTTTTTTAGCCATTGTATTTCCTTATCTTCTTTTTAATCCTAATTTTTCCATTAGGGTTTTGTTCTCTTCTTCAAGTTTCTGTATGTGCTGAGTTTCCATTCCCTCAACACTAGCACTTAGCACAGTAACTTTATTTTGTAAATCTTCAATTTTTCTTTTGTGTTCTGCAAATTGCATTTGAGCTTGATACCAAGATCCAGTAACTACCATAATTAAGAAGCCTACTTTGATTAACATAGCTACACTTAAACTTATTGTGCTATCTGTATTAATAGGATTCGACATCTATTTCAAACTCCGTTGTATCTG